TGCTCTATTGCCTTCTCAAACAGTTCTATAGTGAACCAAACATTAGTTCTATGGAGTTTATCTATATCTGTTTCTGTTGTTGCTGAGATCGCTCCTTGATGTAGTATAAGAGATACCTTATCCCAGTCCTCAAAGTATGCTATCCAATCCCAACAGTCATGTTCATCAACCGTGACGATCTCTTCATCCAAATGCTCTATGAGATACTTAAGAAAGTTCTGACCTATGAATCCTTTTGCTCCTGTTAATATAATCATAGATAAATACTTAAAATTATTGTGTGTTTAAATGACCTTTGGAGTACTGGGTTCAATTATACCACAGGTTAGTCTACAAGGACCAGCCCAAAAAGAAGATTTATACGTAGGTATACAGAGTTCAGTAACACTGGGTAAAGTATCTATATGCAATCATTCAACTGATCCTGCTAGGGTTCAGTTGGGGTATTATGATGATAATGATGTAGCAAGATATTTTGAATTTAATAGAACGATAAGATATGGTGAAACTTATGAGACTAAAACACTTCATATAGGTGAAGATCAAAAATTATTTGTATTATCGGATCAAAATAAAACTAGTTTTATTCTTAATGGTGAAGCATTAACTGACACTGCTAATCCTGTTAGGTCTGGTATCTTTACAGGATTAATATCTTCTAATAAGTTTAATAAGTTATTATATGAAGCACCTTCTGGTTCTAAGGCATCTGTAACATTATCTATTGTTAATTTAGGAACTCTAGCAGCAAAAGCAAAGATTGGAATATCTTCCTCTGGTGGTATTGCTGGATTTTCAACTACTAATTATATCGAATATGATATTAATTTAAATGTAGATGATACTTATGTTCGTCCAGATATAAAATTAAATGCTGGTGAGAGTCTTGTTTGTTCTTCTGATTTTGATTCAACTCTTAGTTTTACTGTTCATGGCACTTTATCATATGTTCTATCTACAGATGATGTTGATATTGTAGGTGAGACTAGAATTGGTGGTAATTTAGGAATAGGAACAACAGCACAATCGGGTAATAGATTAGATGTTCTTGGCACTTCTAATTTTGCTGGTGATGTTAATATATCTAATAATTTAATTGTTGGTGGATTTACTGTTGTTAATGAGACAGGTGGATTTAATATTGGAGTAAGTTCAAACACTTATGATGTAACGCCTGGTAATATTAAAGAAATAAATTTCTTAGGTGTAGGAAATACATTCTTTTATGATTCAATCACTCAAAGATTAGATATTAAAATTAGTGGTGATGGAGCAATTACTAATGATGATAGTCTTAAGAATGTTGCTTTCCTACATTATGGTGGATTTGGAGAAGATGATAGTATAAGATTCCCACAAAAATTTCATGAGATATTTTCACATGAGGATGCTGCTGTAGATATTGAAGATGGTGTTAATGTTGATATTGATGAAGATTGTTTGTTAGTTTTAACTGATAAGAATACATTTGATACTTTTTCCACAGAAATTGAGAAAACTAACTTCTTGAGTGCTACTGGGTTTAGGGATAATATTAGATGTGTATTTGATTTTGATGCGGAATTAAATGCTGAAAAGAAAGTTGGTTATGTGATGATTCCTGATGCATATACTGATGTAGTTGCTTGTGATATTGAAGATGGATATACTGTTTCTATTGGTGATATGTGTGTTTTGATTGTAGGAAGTGAGAGTCGTAGTGAGCAACCATCTGAGATTGATAATGATTTACTCAATCCTTATTTCTTACAGGGTGGTATATATTAGAAAGCATCTAATAGATTGGCATTATAAATAATCAAAGAAAAAAAAGTATCTGCGGATAAATTAGTATGTCAACTTTAAGAGTCGATAATATTAAGTCCAGAACAGGGACACAGGTTAATATTCCAGCAGGACAATCATTGGTTGTTTCTGGAATAGGATCTATTGTTGGTGAGCTAAAAGTTGGTGGTGGATTGACCGTAACTGGTGCTGCCAGCGTTATTGGTGACTTAGATGTTCCTTCTGGTAACTTAACTGTCGGGGGAAATTTATCACTAACTGGTTCTAGTAGTTTCAACTTACCGTCTGGTATAGGAACTTTTGGAACAGTTGGTGCTAATACACAAATGATATTGGGACAAGCATCAAGTAGAGTTAATTTATTTGGTGATGTTGCTTCTGGTAATTTACAATTAAAAGATAATTCTGGTAACAGAATGGGTGTTGATGGAGCAACACCAACTGTAATTACTGCTGATAGTAACATTTCTAGCAATAGAGTTTACTTTGTTGATACTAGTTCAGTGGCAGGAGCTGGTGGAAGTATTACTGTAACACTTCCTCAAACACCTGTGCTTGGTGATTTTATAAAAGTTTCTGACTATAAAGGAACTTGGACACAAGCAAATTGTGTTATTAAAATAAATCCTTCTTCCGCAGGAGCAGCAGCAGTGATACATGGAAAGCAAGAAGATTTGGAATGTAATGTTAAACATGCAGTAGCAACATTAACATATACTGGTATAAGTTCAACTGGATGGATCGTTAAGTAACATGTCAAAATTAAGCTCAATTTTAGGTGGCGGTAGTAGTAGTGGTGGATCTGGTGCTGCTAGTTACGTTGCATCTTCTCAATTACCATTACTCGATTATAAAATAATAAGAAGTTCAGCATATAATACAGCAAATGGAGGTACTAGTGGTTGGGACCAATATGCGAGAAAGCTCAGTTATCAAGGACTTATTAATAAGGCTACCAAGAATCAGTTTGGTGTAAATTTTTTAGCTCAAAATGATCAGCAACAAAACCAGATTAACCATGTTGTTATACCTTTTCAGTCCGATGACAATGGAGCTATAACTATTGGCAACGCAAACACTGTAAAAAACAGTTCAGGTACTTCTATTTCTACAACTTTTATTGGTAACGGATTTAATAATACTAGTCAAGGAAATATAGGTGCTGGTCAAGTTGCTGCTGAGACTGCTACACTTATTTGTTATGGTAGACAATATTGGTCTGGTGGTTATCAGATGATGTCATGGGGTGGAACTATTGGTAGTAGTAACACTGTAACTACTCATGGTAGAAATAATTATTCTGATTATAATAGTAGCTATCCTCATCCCAATGAAGGTGTGTTTGGTAGAACTGGAGGAGGAGCTAGCACTCCATATTATAATATTGTAGGATATGATGGTAACTCATATAACTATTGGTCTGGTTGGTATTATAATAGTGGAAATTATCCATCTCATTGGACTAATAACCAATTAGCAACTTATAGTTCTACTTCTGGTTTCCATCAGAGTATGTTGGCACATGATTCTATTTGGGATGAAGCTGGAATTTATAAGTACTATTATACTAATGATCAATATGGTATAGGTAATGTTACTAAGACTGGAAGCCAATCAAATCAAGATAATGATCTAGAATCTTTTTGGTCTGCTCAGAATAACCCTGCTTATGAAAATGGAACTCAGTGGAATGTAATGATGTGGAGGATGGCTGAAGATATATGTATTGTACTGGACTTTAGAACATGGATGTTTTATCAATGGAATCCTACAAGCAATGGTTTTGGAACTAAGTATTACATTAGTATGGATGATCTTAAAACTCAAGGTGGTTGGCTTGATCAGTTCGCTTATTCTGATGGAGGTAATGCTTTCGGTTCTAATACAGGTTCCTGGAGAGAGAGGAATAGAAGACCTTGGAAGGAACCAACAGTAGTTGGATCTGTATATACTCTTGATGAAATGATACAAACTGAGAATGGTAGGGGATTTGCTATTAGAAGAGTTAAGTATGATACTAGTAATCAAAGTCTTACTACTAAAATAATTTATCAACAGACAAATGATGATGGTATTGGTTATGAATTTGTTCAAGGAGGATATAATCCACAGTATGCGTCTTGGTCTACTGCTGGTCCTAATAAAGAAATTTTAATTACTTGCCAATATCATAGTGCTCAACCTGGATATTTTGTTGTAAGGACTTATGATGCCACAGCGATTAACACTGCCATAGAGAATGCGGAGTAAAGATTATGCCATTTTCATCGATTACAGATTTAAGAACACAGGTTCAAGCAGCTTTAGATGCTTATCCTTCATTATTAGCTAATACTTCTCCTTATGTTCAACTAGGACTTGAAGATAATGTTCGTGCGTATTATCAAGAGTTGAAAGGACTAGAGGCAAGATCCTCAGTAGTTGGTTTAGCAACAGTAACTATGCCATCTCCTGTAGGTATTGGAAGTTCAGTAAAAGAACATTTAGCTTCATTATTATAATATTGTGGCATTAAATGCGTTAACTAAGTTAGGTCCTAATTCATTACCACCTAAATTAAGTATTGATGAATTAAATGTTGCTGGAATAACAACATCTGGTAGTGCTGTTGTTACTGGAGTGACAACTTCAGGAGCATTTCATGGTAATCTTGTAGGGTCAGTTACTGGTGGTAATATTGCTGGTAATGCTGCTGGTTTATATGGTAATCCAGATATTAATGTTGGAACAGTTGTTGCATCTGGAACTATTACTGCTCCTTTAATTGGTAATGTAACTGGAGATTTAACTGGTAATGTAACTGGTAATGTATCTGGTACTGCTACTGGTTTAAGTGGCACACCAAATATTACTGTCGGAACTATAACTGGTAATCTGAATGGTGATGTAACTGGAGATGTAACTGGTAATCTTACTGGTGTAGCATCGAGTGCTACTGCTCTTATTGATGCTGCTAATATTCTTACTGGAAATATTAGTCCTGCTAGAATTCCTACACTTAATCAAAGTTCATCGGGAACTTCTGCTGGATTAACTGGAGTTCCTAGTATTGCGATAACAAATTTAACTGGTGTTGCTGCTACATTTACTGGTAGTGTATCTGTTGGAGGTACATTGACTTATGATGATGTAACAAATATAGATTCTGTTGGACTTATAACTGCTAGGACAGGTATTAAAGTTACTGCTGGTTCTATTACTATTGGATCTAATTCAGATTTACAAATATATCATAATCCAAGTACTAATCATAGTTACATTGATGAAACTGGATCGGGAAATTTATATATTAGAAATGGTTCTAAAAATTCTATCTGGTGTCAAACTGATGGGCAAGTAAATTTATATCATAATGATGTAAAGAAATTTGAAACATCTGAATCGGGAGTGATAGTAAGTGGAGTATGTACTGCTACAAGTTTTGTTGGATCAGGTGCAAACTTAACTGACTTACCTGCTGGTGGTAATAGTTTTGAAGCTATAGCAGATGGAGCATTGGTATCTAATAAACCAGTAATACTTTTAGCAGACGGTAAAGTTGCTCATGTATCCGAAACAATAACTACCTTATCTGATCCTGAATTAGGGGCACATAGGAGCCTTTATCAGAACGATAGTAATGAATGTCAGATTACACATCTTGGAGGTAATGATTACTTTACTACTTATGTGAATGGTTCACAGGGTGATAGTGCTTATGGAAGGATTGTTATTCACAATGAAGATACGAATTCTTTTAATTATGGAGCACAAGTAAGGATATCTCCAACTATTAACAACAACCCAAGGACTTGTTATATAAGTGCAGTTTGGGATTCTAATGTATCAAAAATTCTTTGTGTTTGGGCACAAGGTCCAGGAAATGATCGAGGTATTTATTATGCTGTTGGCACAAGAGATAATAGTAATGGTACGACTTGGACAAGTAGAATTAACTTAGAAAGTGAACAGAACGATAGTAATACATTTTCTCAAATAAATAGTGCTTTTGATCCCGATACCAATCGTTGTACTATTATATTTCAACAAAATGGTAGTCACAACACTTATTCAAGAACAGCACAAATAGCATCTGATGGTACTGTTACATGGGGATCAAGGCAGACAATAAACAGTGAGACTGGCTATGACTTATATGGCACAGACTTAGTTTACGATACAAGTATTGATCGGTATGTTGCTTGTTATGGATACAAAGACGGTGATAATGGTGGACAACATATCATGGAATTTAGAGTAGGAACAGCTAATGGAAATAGTGTTACTTGGGGTACTGCCTTACAATCCATACAAAACGCTTCAAGTACTATACATCAAGGACCAAAAATGGCACTTGATCCTGATAGTGGTTCTATTTGTGTTGTCACTCAAGAAACCGATTCACGAGATATATACTCTTGGACATTAGCACCAGTAGGTGGATCAACTAATACCATCTCTTTAAGAGATACTTATCCTAGTGTTATAAGATCTAACGTCGATGTCGGTATTTTTGGAGTAGCTTATGATACATCCACAAATAGAATGTGTGTAATCTATAAAGATTCTTCCAATGGTAATAGACCAACGGCTCAAATAGGTACATTTACCGAAAACTATTCTGGCAATCTTGATAAGTATGTTTGGGGTACACATGTTCAACTGAATACTGATAGCATGAATGGTTCCAACAATTTTTCTGTTGGAAACCAAGGTAATGATGAACAATCTCAAAATGTAGTTGCATTGCCAACAGGAGGAAGAGTAATAATGTTCTATAAAGCAACCAGTCAAAATGTTATAACTGCAAACCTAAGTAACAGTTCAACTAATCTTACTAACAATGAACATTATGTAGGTTTCCCCGATGCTAGTTATGTTGACGGTGCGACTGCAAATATTAAAACTCATGGTAACGTAGCAACTGGATTATCTGGACTAACCGTATACAGCTCTTATTACGTGCTAAATACTGGTGAAATATCACTTACACCGTGGGGTCAATTGGGTTGTTTATTAGGAAGAGCAGTAGCTACTGATAAATTACAAATAAATGTAAACTATATTTAAACAACTATGTACATTGGAAGATCCCACGCACAAGGTGGATTCATAAAATTAGATCCAATTGCCGATCAGTTTGATGGTATTAAGACTTTGTTTAATGCTTCGGTAGGAGGGACTCCTTTTTATGCTAGTAGTCCTTATTCTTTATTGGTATCATTGGATGGTATCATACAGGAACCAATGAATTCTTTTACTATTGTTGAGAATCAAATAACACTTGCTGAACCACCACCTGCTGGTTCAACATTTTTTGCTGTTGTTTTAGCAACAACAAACTCACAAGTATTGTCAACAATTAGTGTTGGTGCTAGAGTAGGATCACAGACTTTAGATCTTCACGGTAAGACAATGGCGATATCAACTAGGGATGGAAGTAAGATTCCTGTTGGTTTTAACCTAGCATAAATAACAAAAAGGCTATCGGAATATAATGGCGAATAGAGTTCCCTTAATCATTAATACGACTGCTAATCAGATTCAAGAACTAGCTGTAGGAGATTGCTTAGATTTAACTGCTTCTGGAATTAGTAATGCTGGTGTTATAACTGCTACGAAATTTGTTGGAGATGGATCGCTTTTAACCAACCTTGCTGGTGTTTCTGCTTTATCAGATGTTGCTGATGATGTTACACCACAACTTGGTGGTAATTTAGATATTAATGGTAAGATAGTAAATGGTTCTGGTAGTATAGTTATTACTGGTGGTATACAGGCAACATCATTTACTGGTTCTGTAGTTGGTGATGTAACTGGTAATGTATCTGGTTCTGCTGGATCTGCTTCTGGATTAACTGGAAATCCAGCAATACAGGTAGCAAGTGTTGTTGCTACTGGACATATACAGGCAGACACTGTATCTGTAGCATCTACATTAACTTATGAAGACGTAACTAATATAGATTCTGTTGGTGTTGTAACTGCGAGAACAGGTATTAAAGTTCTTGGTGGTGGTATTGATGCTGTTGGTACTATAACCGCTACATCATTTAGTGGTGATGGGTCTGGTTTAACTAATGTTGGTGGTGGTATTAGTGATATTGTCGATGATACAACTCCACAACTTGGTGGTAATTTAGATATTAATGGTAAAACTATTAATGGAACTGGAAATATTACTATTACTGGTAATGTAACTGCTACAGCATTTAGTGGTGATGGGTCTGGTTTAACCAATATTGGTGGTGGTATTAGTGATATTGTCGATGATACAACTCCACAACTTGGTGGAGACCTAGATCTTAATGGTAAAGCTATTCTTGGAACAACTAACATTAAGGTTGATGCTCCTTCAGGTCCTGGAGTCCAGGTCATGTTGTCAAATAATGCTTTAACTGGAAATGGAACAAACCCTGATGTTGCAGTACTTGGTTATGCTTCTGGTGGATCTGTAAAGGCAAGTATAAGAGCAGCAGTATATGGTGAAGGGTGGATGTCATTCCACAATAATAATGATAGTGAGAAGATGAGACTCACTGCTGCTGGTGCATTAGGTATTGGAACTGATGTTGTTAGTGGAAAACTAGATGTATATGGTGCTATATACGCACAAGATAGACCAAATAATTCTGGTGCTCAAGTATCTGCTGATGGAGCACTTGAAATATGGAGAGACAATAGTGATGCTTATATTGACTTTAAATCAGGAACTGGAGAAGATTTTGATTGCCGCATTCAACAAGCTAGTAATGGTTTAAATTTTGTTACTGGTGGTAATGGAAATGCAACTCAAGTTTCTCTTGAAGTATTATCTGGTGGTGATGTAAAAGCATCTTCTGGTAGTGTATATGATATTAAAGGTAACTTAAGAACGGTTCCTTTAAATGATCAACAGGCTAGTGCTAATTATGATCTAATATCCACTGATGCTGGAAAGTGTATTCACGCACATGCTACAACAACACAAGTCACGGTTAAGAATTCTGTGTTTGCTGCAGGAGATATGGTAACTATTTTGAATGGTGATGCAAATAACTTAACAATTACTGAAGATAGTGGATTTGCTTTAAGAAATTCTGGAGATGGAACAACTGGTAATAGAATACTGGGTGCATTTGGTATGGCAACAATATATTTCTCAGGACCTAGTGTAGGTTATATATCAGGTGCTGGACTAAGTTAAATTATGTCTCAACAACAAATACTATTGGGTGCTGGTGGTAAGATAAGTTATCAAATTGCTGTAAGTACTACCTACCAAACTGAAGGTGGCACTGTAACAACTACTGTAACAACTACAAATGTTCCTAGTGGAACTACTTTATATTGGTCGGTAGATGGATCAGTAACATCTGCTGATTTTTCATCAGGTTCAATGACTGGATCTGGAACTATTTCAAATGGTTCATTTAGTTTCTCTCATACTCTTTCTGCAGATTTAGCTACAGAAGGTAGTGAAAGTATGATAATGAAGTTGTATGAAGATTCTGGTAGAACAATACTTTTAGATACTTCTGCTACTGTGACTGTTGCTGATAGTAGTGTTACACCAACCATGAATACTAGTGGTTTAGAGCATTGGTGGGAATTTAATGAAAAGGTAGAAGGAGGAGGACAAACTGGTACTTATTTTGAATATGATGCTAATACTACTGGTCATATTAATTTTCAGGAGCAGGGAATAATTTACTCAGGTCCAAGTGGTGACTATCAAATGGGAACGGGTGACTTTACCATTGAATGTTGGGTTTGGAAAAACAATTCTTCTCACAGAGGTATCTGGCAGATATCTACATCTTCTCAAGGTTTGAAAACCAGTAACTTAGATCTTACTTTGGCAGTAGGATTTCAAAATTATTGTTGGCAAATCTATGGTGTTAATAATGGCAGTGGAGTTGGATATAGTCAAGGACCTACTTATACTAATTATCCTCCTAATACTGCTGGTGATTGGCATCATTTAGCATTAGTTCGTAGATCTGGAAGTATTTTAACTTTATATGTTGATGGGGTGAAACATATTGAAGAAACTGGTTGCAATCAGAATTATACTGGAAACTATATTTGTCTTGGTGGATATTATAATACTAGTTATAGGCATTTTGGTAAAATAAGTAATTTTAGATTAGTAAAAGGACAAGCAATTTATACTGAGCAATTCACACCACCACAAGGACCATTAGCAGCAGGAAGTGGTGGGGCAAATCATATAAATGCTTACCAAGCCTATGATGGAACTGTTGGTACAAATGTTAAACTATTAGGTGCTCGTCATCTTACTAATTACTTAACTTGGGATATATCTCCTCTCTCATGGTCTCTGAGTGGTCAGAATGTTTCTTCTCCTGGATCTCAGTACAGTGGATCGAATCATTCAAATGCTAGAGGATGTGTAGCGGATTTAATTGGAACTAATGACATATATGATCAAGGTAGTTATTCCTCATTACAGGGATCTACTGCTGGTAAAAAATATGTATATGAAGATGGTGTTGGATATTGGAAATTTAACTATCCAGTTAAATATGGAAAGTCTGTAGGATATGGTGCGGTTCAATATGATCCTTCTAGTAATGATGATTATGTTTATACTGATGGATCTAATAATGATTCATTGTTTAACTTTAATAGCAATACAGATTTTACACTTGAAGCATTTGTAAAGGTTGGTAGTGTTGGTACTGGTGCGAAGGGAACGAGAAATATTATTAGCAGATGGCAAACGGGTAACTATTGTTTCCAGATGCATTTCAGATGTAATCCAAGTCGGATTGGGTTTACTGGTGGTCCCAGTATTACAGTTGAAAATTCAAATACATGTAATTGGCAAGCTAATACATGGCATCATGTAGCAATAACAAGAAGAGGTAGTAATAGTAATAACTGCACCTTCTGGGCAGACGGTGAAGAGAAAGGAACCTTTACATATACACAAGGTCCTTATAGTAATAATAATCAACCAGTTGTTATTGGTGCTAATTTGGATGGTGTTACTACTTACAGTATGGAAGATGGAATGATAAGTAATGTAAGAATTATTAGAGGTTATGCTTTATATGGTGGATTTAGTGGTGTTGATAGCTTCACACCACCAACAGAACCATTAACAAAAACCAGTCAGGGTCTTGGTGCTGTTGGAGAAGAGGATAGTGTAAGACTCATTTGTTGCCAAGACCCAAGGGATGTTACTACTGTTGATTCAACTTTATCTAATGGATGGACCAGTGCTTTAACTAGTTCTGGTGATCCTGTAGCTGTTTCTGACAGTCCATTCGGTACTCGTAGTGGTGCGTTTACTTTCTTTATGTCACTTTTCAGTTATACCAATACTACAACTTGGTGGATGATGGCAACAAATGATGATGGTAATAATTTTATTGCGACAAAAGATGATAATTTCAGATTAGATAGTGATCAAAATACTCAAGCTAATTATCAAGCATCTAGTTATACAGTACCAAATAATCAAGAAGTAACTTTCTATTTTACTATGAGTGCTAGTGGAACATTCAAAGTATATAAGAATGGAGTATACCTTGGGTCTGGTAATTATAGTGGAACTTGGTCAGATGATGGTGTAGTATTTCAATATCTTGATAAGTATACTGGATCATCATTTCAATGGACAAAGCAAATGTTTTTCTCTGGATTCTATAATCGAGAATTGAGTGCTAGTGAAATTAGTTCTAATCAAGCTTATCATAATTTAAGATTGGGTACTGGACTTTAATTAAATTTAATCATACTAAATAATACTATACGAAATTATACTTAAGATGCCTTACGTTGGCAGATCTCCTGACACTGCTGCTTCTACTGCGACTGCTGTAGAACCAAAGTTTATTGCTGTATCTAGTGACTTCACTGTTTCGAGCAATAAAAAGTATTTGGTTGATACAAGTTCAAATATAGTTACTATAACTCTACCTTTGGATAGAGAGATAGGTGATTCTATTGAGGTTGTAGATGCTGAGGCAACATGGGAGATAAATAATCTTACCATTTCATCTCAGGGTGGAGACAAGTTTAAAGATTTTTCTGGTATAGTTGATTCTCCTCTAATTTGTGATGTTGGAGGTTCAACTTTACTTTTGATTTGGGAAGGAGACAACTGGAGGTTAATCGCATGAGTCCTTTATATCTTAGTGGTAGTATGTTATCTGGCTCCAGTGGTGGTGGCGGTGGCGGTGGTGGATTGCAGTTTAATCAGCAAGATAAATTTTATGTTCATGCTTTGAGGAGAGATCAGGATGGTATGCTTAGATACACTAAACAAAAGACTAATGAAGGTGGTGTAGTTGATGTTTCTCATCGATTAGATGGATCACAATTACCTGGATTTTTGGATGGTATAGACTATGTTGATGAAACAACTGAAAATAAAGAGTATTTAAATCACTCAGCAGATAAATATCAACAGTATAGGTTTGATTTTCGCAAACTTTCATATTATATTGATGCAGAGGGATATCTCGTTGCACAATTTGGTGATTATGATTATTCGGTAGGACCCAAATAGGAGTTAAAAAAACAAATGGCTGAATTCAGGATTGGTAGACTTAAATTTAATTGGCGAGGTGTGTGGGTTGTCAGCACTGCATATGTTATTGACGACATCGTAAAATTTGGTGCGAATACCTATGTTTGTACTACAAATCATACTTCAACTGCTAGTGAGACTAATTTCTACGTTGGAGATTTAAGTAATTGGAGTTTACATACTGAGGGTCTTTCGTTAAAGGGTGCTTGGGAAACAAATACTTTTTATAAACAAAATGATATCTTTAAGTATGGTAATACTCAGTATAGAGTAATAGCTTCGCATACTTCTGGAAATGCTTTTACTTTTACACCAGGTGGTGTACAAGCTTTAGAAGAATATCTAGAGTCATTTAACTTTGAAAATACTTGGGATAATACTACTGAGTATCAAGCAGGTGATGTAGTAACATTTGGTGGATATACTTATGTTTCTAAGAGTATTAATACTAATAAAGCACCTGCCACAAATACCTCAGACTGGGATATTTTAACCACAGGATTTAATGTTGTTGGTGAATGGAATTCTGGAACAAATTATATTCAAGGTGACGTTGTTAAATTTGGTGGTGCTAGTTTCGTTGCTGTAGTTAATAATCTTAATAATTCGCCATCATCAGGTGGATCTTCTGTTTGGAAATTAGTTGTAGAAGGTCTTTCTTGGAAGGGTAATTGGGATTATGCAACTACCTATAAGAAAGGGGAGGCTGTAAAGAGATTAAGTAATAGTTATATTGGTATCTCCACAACAGGAAACTTAAATCAGGATCCTGCTACTGATGCTAGTGGTACTTATTGGAATGTATTAGCGGAAGGTGCTGCTAATAATGTTATGAGTAACGAAGGTGACTTGGTTTACTATACATCTGGAGCAACAAGACTTCCTGCTGGTACTGATGGTCAAGTATTAACTATCAATAATCATTCTGGAGTTCCATCTTGGGATAATAATAGTGTAACTAATCCAGTTTTCTATGTAACAGAAGAAGGAAATGATACTTATGATGGTTCAAATATCAGTAGATCATTCGCTACTATTAAAAAGGCATGTGGAATCGCAACTGGTCCTGCTACAATTTATGTGAAGGCAGGTACATATGAAGAACAGTTACCTATTATTGTTCCAGAAGGAATTACAATTGTTGGTGATAACTTAAGAACTACAAAAATTAGACCAACTACTGGAGATTCTCATTTCCAAGAAATAGAATTAGCTAGTACTCCATCTGAAACATATACTGTGGCTAACGCTACTTACAATAATACTAGTGGAGATATGGTGTTGACTATTGGTTCACACTCTCTTCATGTTAATGATAGTATTAAGATTGCTGATGAATCAATAACATTTAGTTGTAATTCTTTTGGTGCTACTGGTCCTGCTTCTCAGAAAGCATATCCTAGACCAATAGTTGAGGGTGTAACAAATGATTATGTTACTGGTAAGAATGTTAAGGTTATTGAAATTACTGCCACTACTATCACAGTAAACGTTAATAAGAAGAGAGGACAAGCAATTAGTATTACTGAAGCACATACATTTGTGAGTGCTACTGCTGGAGGAATTCAAAAATCTGAGTTCCAGATTTCTTTAGGTACTTATATTACTAATGGTGCTGGAACAAAAAATGCATTGGTTTTAAATGCTGATTATGCTGAGAAGAAGATTGATATAGCACCATTAACTGGTGGACTATGGACAACATCTGATACTTGGGATCAAGGTGCTTCTCCTATATCTATATTATCTACTTTAACAAGACCTAATAACGAGTCTTATATGTTCTTGATGAGTAATAGGACAATGCTCAAGGATATATTAATGGATGGATTGACTGGATTCCAACCAGCAGGTCAAGTTGCTCAAATTACTGCTTCTATTAGTGGAACTATTGTTACAGGAACAAATTTCTTCCCAGATTTGGTTGGAACAACTGTAACAGGAACTAGTGTTACTGCTGGAACTAAGGTTAATAATTTTATAAGTTCTTCTCAAATTGAGGTAGATAAGGTTCAGACCGTTTCTTCTACTCAATTAACATTTACTGCTACACCAGAAGACCCAAATAATGCAACTATAAAGGGTGTATATGTTTCATTGAACCCTGCTAGTCCAATTACGAAATCACCATATATTTCAAACTGTTCTGCCCAATCTATAGGTGGTGTAGGAGCAATGGTTGATGGTCAGGTTCACCGTCAATTTGCCGATGATGGTATAAACCCATCAAACAAATCAATTGTGATGGACTCCTTTACTCAAATACATGATGGTGGTATGGGATTCTTTATCACTAACGCTGCTGCATCTGAACTTGTTTCTTCATTCACATACTATTGCCACATAAGTTATGCTGCTACTCGTGGTGGTAGAATTAGATCTCTTGCTGGAAACAGTTCATGGGGTAACTATGGTATTGTAAGTTCTGGATATAGTAATAATGAGAAAGCATTAGAAGGAACTGTTGAAGGTTTGATAGCTCAATATGATGCTTCTAATGTAACTGGTGGTGCTGGATTCTCTATTAACGAAAGAATTAAAGGTGCTGATTCTGGTGCTATTGGATATGTTAATACTATCCAAGGAACAACTCAAGAAAATCTATATTATTCTCTAATTACTGCTGGACCTGTAAGTGCTGGTGGAACTGGATTTAGATCTGGTGAAGAAATTGAAGGATTAACTACAGGAACTAAAGCAAATCTTATTTCTAACACCAATGCTAACAGAGGACAGGATGGTAGAACATTGGTTCTTGCTGGATTAAGTACTGCTGTTGTTGAGAATGGTAGTATTCAGTTCCTAACTGGATCTGGTAATGGTGGACTTGGTAATGTGAATATTAGTGGTGCTGATCCATTTACGTTCGTGATTAGTGGTGTAAGTAGAGTTGGTGCTGATGGAAGAGGATCTGTTGTTATTGATAGAAGTGAATGGGCTACAACAGGTGTTGCTCATACTGGTGCGATTACCGAAATTATAAAGTATCCTAACCAGACAACTTCTACTGCTTCATTACTTACTCCTCTATATGCTAATGAAACTACAATTAATGTTTCTACTATTACTGGATTTGACCCTAACGAATTTGTTCTAATTGATAAGGAGTTATGTAAGATTGCTTCTTTCCCAACATCAAACTCAATTACAGTCACAAGAGCATCTCAGGGAGCAGGTATAGCATCTGATTATCCTACAGGACAGTCTATAGTTTCTATAGGTGCTAGTTCTCTTGTATCTAATGCTGAAATACAAAAAGATTTTGAATCTGCTGATATATCAATGAGAGTATTTGATGCTTCCGTTTATGAACTAGATCAATACTATAAGATTGAGGATGAGTTTGTTAAGGTAGTTGGTATAAACACTGATATTCATGGATTAACTACAATAACACTTGTTGAAGATAAAGCTGCTAAGTGTTATGATGAGCAGAATATTAATATTAGATATATCTTTAGTCAGGCAAGATTAACTGGACATGACTTCCTACAAGTAGGAACTGGTGGAACCGTTACAACTAACTGGCCTGATGTTCCTGAGCAAGATCCTGCTCAATCTCAGGAAATTAATGAGAGTTATCCTGGTCGTGTTTTCTATGTGTCAACTGACCATGAAGGTAACTTCCGTGTTGGTAGATACTTCCGTGTTAACCAAGCAACTGGATCAGCAACATTGAACGCTAACGCATTTGATCTTTCTGGTTTGACCAACTTACAATTGGGTTCTATTGGTGCTCAGTTGGGTGCTGCTATCAACGAGTTCTCAACCGATGGAACACTTTCTCAGAACAGTAATGAGAAGTGTCCTACACAGGCTGCTGTAAAAACTTATGTTGATACGAACATAACCAGTTTGACCAATGATACTAACGTTGGATTAACATCTGTTCAGACAGATGCTTTAACTCAGGCATTTTGGCTTGGGTTGAGTGCTTAATAATTAGGACCTATAAATACTACAAGAAGAGGAACACTTTTAAAAAATGGCATCTGGACTATTAGGACAAGCTGCATTGGTTGGGACTACAACCACCACAGTATATACAGTTCCTGCATCTAAATTGGGTGTGTTAAATATTAACATTGTTAATCGTGACACAACTAATGCTGCTACTGTAAGAGTAGCGTTAACAACTGCTGCTTCAGTATCAGAGCCTTTGGATGCGGAATATATTGAATATGGAGCTGAGATTCCTGCTAAAGGAGTTTTAGAAAGAACTGGCATAGCACTTGACGCAACAAAGAATGTTGTTGTGTATGACGCACAAGGCACTTGTAGCGTGAGTGTATATGGTTTAGAACAATCAGCATAAGGAGAATTATTAGAAAATGGCAAGATTTTTAGGAACTGCTGCTGGTAGATCTGCTGGAGGTGGAGGCGGTGGAGGTTTATTTACCAAAGCAAAGGTATTTACAACAGCAGGATCGAGTACATTTGATGTACCAGGTAATGCTTCAACGGTAAAGGTTTTTGTAGTTGGTGCTGGTTCTTGTTATAGACCAGGTTTATATTGTTTTAATAGTACCAACTGTTGTTCTGGTGTTTCATATCCTAGAAGATATTATAACGCATGTTTTTGTGGTCATTTGACTGGTGCTGGTGGAGGATATGCTGAAAAGACATGGACATCAAAGGATGATCAGATTGGTGGTAAACAATTAACTGTTATTGTTGGATCTCCAGGTGGTACTTCATCAAGTAGTGTAGATGGAGCAGGATTAAATGCTGTAACTGCTACTAATGCTACAGAGTCTGCTTATACTTGGGCATGTACTAGTAATAGCACAGCAAGAGATAATACAAATGACAACCCAATTTTTGGTGGTTTCAAGTTACCTACTTGTGGATATCAAAATAATTTTAATGGATATAATAATGATGGTGGAAGTGCTAGTGGTGGAGATATAAACCGTACTGGTGGTGAAGGTGAATTAATACCTGAATTCCTATATGATGCTAAATTAGATGCTTACAGTACTGATACTGGCGGTGGTTCAAGTAGTGGAACTACAGGTACTAACTCTTGTTGGGTAAGTCCTAGTATTTGTTGTATGTGCTGGAGAGCTTATCATCAGGTCTTTGGAAGTCATTGTTATTGGCAAGCATGGTGTTGTGATAACTGTACTTGTTATTATCTTTGTGCTAATATAAGCAGTATGTGCTACTGTGTACCAGGTGGTGGTAGTAATCCTGCTAGAGCAGAAGTTCAGATTCAATATCGTGGAAAGGCTGCTGGTGGTGTAGGAAGTTGTGGTGGTTGGTGTAATGCCTCCAATAGCTTTGAGGAAACATTTAATGATGGAGGTAGAAAATTCCCAGATAGTTGTGGTCCTGTTGGTATTCCACCTATTGCTCCTGGCAATAATACAATGCCAGATGCTTCTTTAGAAGATGAAACATGGCATACTGTTCCAATAGGTATGGGTGCTCAATCTGGATATAGTGCTGGTAATGGTGCTGCTGGTAGAACAGAAGGTATTATTGCCGATGTTACTCCACGTAATGATCAAAAAGGTGATGCTAGTGGTGCTGGTGGTAGCGGTTCGGAAATGCAAGTTACCTGTGGATGGAACTCTAGTTATGGATATGATTATTCCTTTGGTGGATCTGCTGTTCACTGCGGATGCTTTATGTATTATCCTGGAGTTCATAGTAGTTGCCAATCTAAAACTGCTAGCTGTGGAGCTGGTTCAAACCCTCCATATTGTTACTCTTGTACTGGATTTGGTTGGACTTATGTGTTTGGATCCTGCCAATCTACTCAGGCAATGTGTTGGAAAATGCCCTATGGTTCTACATCAGTAGATTCTGGTGGAGGTGCTGACTGCGTTTATAAGACATGCTATAATGTAGGTTTCTTACATGATCCAGAGTCAAACGCTGCTGATACTTATACTATTCCATTATCTACCTTATTAAATGCTGATACTGATGGAAATCAGGAAGACTTCATTTATGGTAGAGGTGCTACTCTTGATAAAGCTGCTGGATATGGTGGTGGCGGAAATAGAGAGTATAAAGCTGGTGGTAGTGGTGCGGTTGTAATTGTCTACGGTTAAAAACTATTATGTATTACATTAGAACAAAGAAAAACAAGTATGATGTTGATGTGATTATAGATGTCACAACAGATTCTACTTACAAAAATCACACTTCTCTTGAATGGAAGGATGCTGATATAGCAGCACCAGGACCTCAAGTTGGTAATTACTGGTATGATGGTAAGTCTATTGCTTTAGATTCATCTGATTATAGTCTAATAGAAAAGATTATTGATGATATTGAGACTCCTCTTATCGCAAGTAGGGATCCAGAACCTGCTATACCTGATGCACCAGATGTAGTTGATCCAGAACTTACTTTATTCCCTGGTGTTGGTGCTTCTGCACTAAGAGAAGAACTAGCTATCAAAGAACAGATGGATACTGCTAGAGCAGTAGGAAAATCTATTGCTGCTGATCGAGATCCTCTAAAAACCTTTGAACCTAATCAACTTGTATCTGATCAACCTAATTATAATAGAGTTTCTAAGGAATTGTCTAATATTAAAGTTATGGTTGCTGGATTTTCTACAACAACCAATTATACTTTAAACGTAGCATCTAAAGAAACTGAATTTACAACAGTTACATTTAATCCTCCTTTAACTTTTGTTGGAGAGAAAGATGAAAATGGAGATCCTGTTGGACTGACTACTATGAATATTCCACCTGGAGATGATATTTCTGGTAATATAGATGACTATATTCAGTATTGGTCTGATCTAGAATCTAAGTATCAATCAGTTAATGATACGATGAAAGGTGATCTAGGCTTGTAAAATAATACATCTTGGTGTATACTATATAATGTAACGATTGACCTTTATTATGGGTGGGAATGAAAAAGGTATTTTATATTAACGGTGGTGCTGGTAGAGTCTTGTGCTCTATTCCAGCACTTTTAAAGTATAAGAAATTACATGGTGATGAATTCTATGTTATATCAGAATCTGGTATAGAATTTTTTATCGGAGTTCAAGAACTTCAGCATCTATGTTTTGATCCAAATCATAAAGGTATATGGGAATCTATCATTAAACCTAATGAGATTGTTACTGTAGAACCATATAGGGAGCATGGATATTACAATCAAAAGAGGTCACTAACAGAGGCTTTTGATAAGATAATTAATAATACGGATGATCATTCTGATTTACCAAAATCTAAGATAGTTTTAAATCAAGAAGAAGAAATATCAGCATTAGATGCTATTGAAAGTGCTAAATCGTATCATAAGAAAAAGAAAACAGTAGTATTTCAACCCTTTGGTAGATCTTCTAAGGTTCATAAATCAGGACATGCTTATGATCCATCTGCTAGATCATTAAGTACTGATGATTATTTTCAGATATCTGAAAAGATAAGAGAAAAATATAATTGTATTGTTTTTACTGAACATAGATTTGAGAATGATGGTAATGTTTATGTTCAAGCTCCTAATCTTAGGGTTTGGGCTGGTATCGTAGAGGCTGCTGATTATTTCTTAGGATGTGATAGTGTTGGACAACACATGGCAAATATTTTTAATAAACCTGGTAGTGTCATATTAGGTTCAACTTTTGCTGAGAATATTACATATTCAAAACATTTTAATATTGTTGAGAAGAAGGACAATCCGAAAGTGTATAGTCCTATTAGAATAGATGGTATAGATAATGAACTCATTAATAGAATTAATGATAAGTGTATGGAATTTAGTAGAAAAGAATTGGGTGAAATAACAAATAATATTATGCGTCATATTAAACAAAAAATTGGATCTTAACTCATGAATATCGTTTCTATTGCCCGTGGACATAACGGAAGCACTACCTTAATGGTAGATGGTGAAATCGTTTTTTACTTAGAAGAAGAAAGATTAACCAGAGCAAAATATGATGGTGCTCCTCTTGCTGGATTAATTAAAGTATTTGATTATGTTGATCATATTGATCATCTAGTTATTTGTCATACTCATAATCAACAGTGTATATTGGATTGGACTGCTGAAAATGTTTATGATGGACTTATAAGAAAATTATCTAGAAGAAAGTTTAATTATAAAACACATAATATCTTTTCAATTCATCATGAACTTCATGCTGCTTGTGGATATTTTAATTCTGGTTTTGATACTGCTGCTTGTGTTATTGCTGATGGTGCTGGTAGTTTCTTAGGTATGAATAAAGATGCTGATTGGATGCCTCAAGTATTGAAGAATTTAGATAAACATGTATATGAATTTGAAACTATATTTAATGTAAAGGATCCTGAAGATTTTGATACTGTTCATAAGCATCTTGGATCTGCAGAACCTATAGGATTTCAAAATCCAAGTCCTAATTTCTTTGTTACTGAACATCCAGGTCTAACTAAAACATATGAAGCAGTAACTCAGTATTGTGGGTTTGATGCTATTGATGCTGGTAAGACTATGGGACTAGCACCATATGGAAAACCAAATGAAGATCTCCCAAGATTTTTAGATGAAAAACATGAATGGGTAAACCGTCAACTTATTCTACCAACATATCCTAATGCTGCTCAAATTAATACTTTAAAGTATCCTGTTTTACTTGATGATATGGTAGAATATCAAAATATGTCAGAAGAGGATAAACCACCATATAGTAAAATTCAGATGGATTTAGCATATGCTGTACAGGAAGAAACCTCAGAAGCAATGTGTAATCTTATTCAGAAAGCACATGATATAACAGGTCAAACTAATATTGTTATTTGTGGTGGATATGGATTAAATTGTGTTGCAAATTATAAGTATGCTAAAAGATTCCCTGATTTGAATATCTATTGCGAACCCATTTCTCATGATGGTGGAACTTCTATAGGTGGTGCTAAGAAATTATATACAGAATTAACTCAAGGTCAAGTTACTTTCGGAAGACAATCATCTATTTATTATGGTCCTCAATATAATCCTGATACTTACCTTGATGGTATTGGTGATAATGTAAAGGTATCTGATACTTCTTATGATGATATCGCTAATTTAATTCGTGAAGGTAATATTGTTACTATTTTCCAAGGAAGGTCTGAAGGTGGACCAAGAGCACTTGGTAATAGATCTATTTTATTTGATCCTACTATTAAGGATGGTAAGGATCTTGTTAATGAGGTAAAGCATAGAGAGTTCTTTAGACCTTTTGCTTGTTCTATTAAGAAAGAGAATGTACATGAATGGTTTGATCTTGCTGGAATGGAAGAGTCTCCACACATGATGTATGCTGTAGAGGCTTTAGAAGGAGTTGCTGATAAGATACCATCAGTCATTCATGTAGATAATACATGTAGAGTTCAAACAGTTACTGTAGAACAGAATGAACATTACTATAATCTCATAGATGCTTTTGAGAAATTGAGTGGAGTTCCTATTCTCTTTAACACTTCATTTAATCTTGGTGGAGAACCATTAGTTGAGACTATAGAAGATGCTATAGAAACTTTAGAAACTAGTGATATAAAGTATATGTACTTGCCAGAACTACAAAAATTGGTTACAATTGATTATAAAAATGATAGTGATAAAATTTATGCATATAGAAGTGTAATGATAAAGGATGACAATCATGTGGAAATTTAAAAAGAAACCATTAAAATTAGATCTTTATACTCATGATAAGGGTTATTTTATTAATGATAAACCAACTTTAAAGAGAGATACACCATCTTGGTATAAGAGTCTAGCACCAACAGTAAAGTGTTCTGATGAACCAACAAAAACAGAGTTTGATGTGGGAACTGCTAAGGGTTGTCCTGGAATAAAAAATTTAATGTCTAATGGTATTAAATTTCATTTATGGGAACCTTTGAAGTTAAGAATACATCCAGATGGAAGAGTTGAACAACTTCCACTGTCTGTTGAATCAAAAGGACAACCATTTGTTCAACATTTTCCTTTACAGTATACTGGATTGTATCCAAAGAATGCAACTGCTTTTAAATTAAATACTCCTTGGTTGGGTGTATGTAAAGAGGAAACCAGTTTTATTTTCATGGAATCACATTTTTCAACTAATTTTATTAGAGAAAATAATTTATACATTGCTCCAGGATATATTGATTTTAAGTATCAACATTCGTTAAATTGTCATATAATAGTTGCTGTGGAATTTGAACCATATGATATAGAGTTTCCATACGGTTTACCTTTGTTTACTTTATACCCAGTTACGGAAAGAGAACTAAAAATAGAACATCATCTTATATCTAAAGATGAATATGGAAGTCTTACTAATGAATTTCCACAGTGTCCTGCTAGAAAGTACTATCAACTAGTTAAAAATATTAACTCTTAATTATGACAACGACAATTTATTGGTCTCCTTGGTATCAGGAGGTGGAACCTTATACTGATAATTATCTAGCACATTATGATATTGAAGATGTATATCAAGATTTAGTGAAACAAAAGGAAACTAGGAATGTAAGTGATAATTTTTTTAACTGTCATGCTTTTAAATCTTTCTGTAAGAATCTATATTTTTTAAAGAATCCATATACTATAGATTTAAAATATATTCCAGAGGAAGATAGAGTTATTTCTAATAGACAACCAAAAGGATCTTTGATTGATATGTCAATAGTTGGTCAAAATAAACAACCATCTGTTAGGGGATCTCTTACAATAAATTATTCTGTTAATTGGATATTTTTTGCTGATAAACCTGTTCAATTACAGACTATGGCTCCTTTTATGCATGAGAATGAGATTTATAAAACATCATATTATGTTCCTGGTATGTTTGATATATCACAGTGGTTTAGACCTTTTGAATTAGCATTACAAATGAAACCTGGACAGAGGGATTTGAAGAGTGTAGAGGGAGAACCAGTAGTATATGTTAAGTTTCATACTGATGATAATATTAAACTTAAAAGAGTTTTTCTGACACAAGAACTAATAAATTATTCTAAAAGTTGTTTTAATCTTAAAAAATTTAAGACTTTTAAAACCTTACCAAATCTTTATAAGATTTTTAATGCTTCACATCTTAGGAAAAAAGTATTGAGAGAACTTGAAGATAATGTTTTGGAGAACCTATGAAAATTGTTTGGTGTAATGGAACATTTGATATTCTACATCCTGGACATATTCAATTGTTTAAAGCTGCTAGAGCATTAGGTGATAGGGTCATAGTTGCCACTGACACCGATGAAAAGATTAAGAATGATAAAGGTGATAGTCGTCCTATAAACGACCTGTGTCACCGTGTAGCAATGCTAGAAGCGATCAAATATATTGATGTTGTTCATACCTTTGGTAGTAGACAGGAGTTAGAGGGGTTGATACAATTATACAATCCTGATATACTATTATTGGGTGATGACTGGCAAGGTGGTGATGTTGTGGGAATAGAACATGCTAAAGGTGTTAGGTTTCTTCCTAGAGTAGGTGGTTATGCCACTAGTAACATTGTTAAAAAGATAAATGAAAGTTCTATTACTGGGTGATAGTTGTGAAGATGAATATATCTATGGTAATTGTGATAGGTTAAGTCCTGAAGCACCAGTTCCTGTTATGAAGCTTGGGAGAGTGGAAACCAAGTCTGGTATGGCTGGTAATGTGTGCTTAAACCTACAAGCATTTAATTTAAACATTACTTTTTTAACTAATACTGAAAAAATAACTAAAACTAGATTTATAGATGAAGGATCCAATTATCAGATGCTTCGTGTGGATAGTGAGCAAAGAACAAAACCTATGTTAGTACCAGTTTCTACTGGTAGTTTTGATGCTGTTGTTATATCTGATTATGATAAGGGATATCTTACTTCAGAAAAGATATTTGATATTGTAGAGAGTAGTAGTTGTCCTGTTTTTATTGATAGTAAGAAATCTATATTACCAAATAGAAGTAATTGTTTTGTAAAGATAAATGATAAAGAATTTGGCAATATGGATCAAAGATATCCTATTGATAATTTAATAGTAACAAAAGGATCTGAAGGATGTATCTACAACAATACATTATATCCAGCAGAGAAAGTAAAGGTTTTTGATGTTGTTGGTGCTGGAGATACATTTTTAGCAGCTTTAGTTTTTGGATATCTAAGACATAAAGATATTAATAAAGCAATTATGTTGGGTAATAGAGCAGCAGCAATAGCTGTTCAGCATACAGGAACGTATGTTCTTTCTCAAACAGACATAAACGGATTGATATTATAAGTGTTATAATTGCTACTCTTATAAATTATATTTTAAGGTATAAAGTCATATGAACTTTGCTATTTTTTCAAAAGATGGATGTCCTTATTGTGAGAAAGTAAAGGATGTTTTGGAGTTGACAAAAGTAAGTCATGTAGTGTATAATTTAGACGAACACTTTGATCAAAAATCATTCTATGGTGAATTCGGAGAAGGATCCACCTTTCCACAAGTTGTGGTTGATGGTAAGAAGTTGGGGGGATGTGTTGACACAATCCAATACCTCAAAGAAAACAAAATCGTCTAAGGGCGGTATAAATAAATCAGATTACGATATAGATCGTGGGTTTGAATTTATTCTAACTGGAGGTAAAAAGAAAACCAAACCATTACATATTACCACACTTAAAATAGGAGAAAGAGACATGTTAGCAACAAGTTTAGTATTTGGATCATTTCTAACATTATTATTTCTTATAGTGGGAGCCATTGGTGGTTGGGTAGCCAGAGAATATATGATGAACTACCAAGAAATACCTAGAATACATCCTGAGATGTTTGATGGTAATGGAAACTTGGTTCCAGATGAAATTGTAGCATTCCGTTTTGAAAACAATTATGACAACGACGAAGAAGACATCGACGACTAGAAAGAAGTCAACAGCAGCAACTAAGAAACCTGCTGCTAAGAAATCAACAACACCACAAAAGGTTCCAGACCTTCCAACAAACCCTTTTGCATATGAGGTGTTTGATGCTGTTTCTAAGATGAAAAGTAAAGCATTAAAGATAGAAGCACTTCAGAGATATAATGATCCTTCTATTAGGGCACTTCTTATTTGGAATTTTGATCCGAATGTAATATCTCAACTTCCTACTGGTGAAGTACCTTATGGGAATAATAAGCAGGATGAATTGTCAACAGGAACATTATCAGATAAGATAAATGATGCTGTTGATAAAATGGATGAGATGGGATCTAACTCATTAGGTTCACAAGATCAAGGTAGAACAACTATTCGTAAAGAATTTAAGATGTTTTATAACTTTATCAAAGGTGGTAATAACTCTTTGAGTGGTCTTCGTAGAGAAACTATGTTTATAGGCATTCTTGAAGGATTACATCCATTAGAAGCAGAGATTCTTATCTTAGTTAAGGATAAGAAGTTAGGTGAGAAGTATAAAATTACAAAGGAAGTTGTTGCAGAAGCATTTCCACAGATTAATTGGGGAGTAAACAGATCAACATGAGTGAAACAGCAGAGTTAAAAAAACCAGATCTACCTGTAGAAAAGAAGAAATCTTTTTGGACTCAAGAAGAAAGAGATAGAATCAAATCACAGTATGGTTGTGAGATGTTAGTTGAGAATGGATCTCTTCATGATGTTAACGGTAAAGAATTTCCTACTGATGCTTACATTATAAAGTATGTTTTTGAGGATCAAGTTTGTCTTGATTTGACTAGAGGAACCAAGACTAATTTGTTTGATTTGTATTATGACAAGTTCAAGCAAGGTCTAAAAGACATACAGTATGGTACAGGAACTGTAAGTCCAAAGATGTGGGGGTATAGATCTAAGCAAGCACCCCAAAGGAAAAAGAGAAAGTGATTCCAAATATCGGGCAAAAAAATCTCCAGGTATTTTTTGCCCTGTAGGGTCGATGTAACAAATTTACATTCCTACTTGACTAAATAATTCAAATGTGTTAGTATTAGCACAATCGTTC